GGCTGTCTCCCCTCTGCTGTCTCCCTCTGCTGTCTCCCTCTGGCTGTCTCCCTCTGGCTGTCTCCCCTCTGCTGTCTCCCCTCTGCTGTCTCCCCTCTGCTGTCTCCCCTCTGCTGTCTCCCTCTGGCTGTCTCCCCTCTGCTGTCTCCCCTCTGCTGTCTCCATCTGGCTGTCTCCCCTCTGCTGTCTCCATCTGGCTGTCTCCCTCTGGCTGTCTCCCTCTGGCTGTCTCCATCTGGCTGTCTCCCTCTGGCTGTCTCCCTCTGCTGTCTCGTCATGTGGAGAACAACGGAAAAGGGCGGATCACATTGCCAGCTTTCAGGATAAAGGAATGAAGGAGGAGACACGACACGACACAACAGCGACGAGCACAACAACAGGCGATCACATTTTTTTTGTTGACAATAGTACAAAATTATAATTTAATATATAATAATGTGGCAAAAAGCGCTCATTTTACGGCTCGTAACTGCTTGATTTACAGGCTACTTTATAATATATTTATATTATAAACTAAATGTGGCGAAATTCATATTTTAGGGGGGTACACCCCCTTGTTAACACCGATTGGTGGCCATACTGACCTATCGTCTGAATTTTTAATTTTTATTTTTTAAAAAATTTCGTGTTGTGATGCTGTATGAATGTAGCAATAGTGTATGTTGTGTAGGTTATTTTGTGCTGTATGTGTGTATGCTGGTATGTTTTTTTCGGCATGCTTCGCATATTTTTCGACATAGGGGCTTACGCTTAGTGATGGTGCGTTTTTGGTAGTTTGGTGCTGTTGCTATTGGGCTGTATGTTATTGGTTGTCAGTGTGTTGTATCATAGTATGAATCAATGTCGAAAAAAATATGAGCGAAGCGAATGTCGATGTAGGATGTAGCATGATGTAGGATAGCAGTGTTTGCGAGCAAAATCCTACACAGTTTGTAACTTATTGAAAAACAATGTGTAACTTTGTAAAAATGTAGGAATGTAGGATAACTATATATATAGACAAGGTCTTTATGTTAATTATACTATCTACCATATATAAAGGTATTATAGGAGGTATTGAGCATTGAAAGCGAGTGAAACGTCTGTTGTTCAGCATGTTAAGTCTGTTGTGCAGTATTACACGAAAGGTTTGTGTAGCTACATAGACCGTGCGGAGTTGCTGAAGGCCTGTCAGCACCCCCGTCGGAGTGACCGTTTGTTCGCCTACGACGGTATCATCCAGGATGCTTGTTGCTCATATTTCCGCGGTACGCCGGGGTTGAGTAATTCCCGTCCTCAGGTTTACGGCTATGACGGTGAGAAGTGGGTGTTATTGAGCGATGGTGTGTTTGAGGACGTGTTGCGTTACGCCCTTTCGCGTGCCGCAGGCGGCGGTGGTGACTTTGTTCTGCGTTCCGACTGGGTTGAGAAGCGTTACCTGATGTTGCAGTACGCATACAAGGGTGTGATGAACAGTCCTTTGGAGTTGAGTGCTGACATAGTGGGTTTCCGCAATGGTGTGTGGGATTTCAGTGACATAGACAATCCTGTTTACCATCCGTTCGCTGACAGGATGCCGGTTGTTGACCTGTTGCCTTACGACTACGACCCGTCGGCTGGTTGTCCGTTGTGGAGGAGTTTCCTTGGCATGATGCTTTCTCCTGTCGATGCCTTGAAGCTGCAGAAGTACCTTGGCCTTGGTGTTGTCCGCAGGCGCGGTATGAGCCATAGGGTTGAGGACACGCTGTGGTTGGTGGGCAGTGGTGCCAACGGCAAGACGACGATAGAGGAGGTCATCCGCGCGGTGCTCGGTGGCGACCGTGTTGGCAACGCCACGATGAGCCAGCTCCTGGACCGTCAGCCCGACGGCAGGATGCGCGCCTTGCTGAGCGTCGAGGGCAAGGTGTTCAACCTGTGCGACGAGGTGGACTTGTCTGACATGACGAAGATGAGCGACGCTTTCAAGAAGCTGTGTTCGGGTGAGCCGCAGAACGTCCGTTCGATAGGCGGCAACATCCGGGTCGCCTATGACATACCCTTTCTCATCTTCTCGATGAACCAGCGTCCGCTGAACCGCAGGATGGACGACGCCTTCCGCCGCAGGATAGTGGAGGTGGACTTCCGTTCCGTGGTGAGGGAGGAGGATATGGACCCGGGCTTGCTGGAGAAGCTGATGGGCGAGCTTTCGGGCATTAGGAACTGGATGGTGGAGGGCTACATGCGGCTCAGGGCTGACGGCTTCCGTTTCCGCCACACGGTGGATGAGGGCTACATGGAGCAGAACGAGCAGTACTTCGACATCTTCGCCAGGAAGGAGGGCATCAGGGCGAGCGCGTGGGCGGGCAGGGACGAGAGTCCTGTGTACGTGCGTTCTTCAGCCCTTTATGACGAGTTCGCCTCCTTCTGCTCCAGGCACTTGTATGAGGCACCGACGCACAGGGGCATGGTGCAGGACATGAAGAGGCTCGGTTTCCGTTCGGTGAGGAAGGCGAGCGGTGTCTATTATGAGATATACGCGGACAGGGAGCTGCCGTACGCGGTGCGCTGAACGTGTTTTTTGTGTTATGGTGAGCAAATGTCTAACAATTTAATTTTTCAGAGTTATGTCAATCAGAGTAGGAAAAGAGACTGTCAGGGAGATAGACATGTCGGTTTTGAAGTCAGTCGTCGCTGAGCCGGAAGTGAAGGAGCCAGCTGAGGCCAAGCAGGAGAAGCCAACGGAGCCGAAAGTGAAGGAGCCAGCGGTGAAGGAGCCAACGGAGGAGCTGGAAGTGGATAACGGGAAAGACAAGACGAAAAAGGGAAAATGATGTTCAGTGATTTCGTGTCGTCGCTCAGCGAGGCGGAGGTGAGGCGTGAGCTGTGTCTGGCCTACGAGCAGATGGAGCGTTGCATAGGCGTGCTTTCCGGCGAGGACACAGGCCCTGTGGACATGCTCGACAACGGGGAGTCCTCAGACCTGGAGCTGTTCTACCGATGCAGGGAGGTGCGGCGCGAACTTGACAAGTTATCAGAGCGTTATGGAAGAAAGAAAAATAGAAAGGAAAGGAAGGAAGCTGCCGTTCCGCCATCCGGCACGCGTGGGTAACTTCCGTGTGTCCCGGCGTTTCGTCGATGTCGGTTCAGGCAGGGGAATGCCCGCCATAGTTGTGTCCGACCTTGAGGGGCTTTGGAGCGTGCAGGTGCCGTCCACGTCGCAGATGTACGGTGTCATCACCGGCCTCTACGCCACGGGCGAGGAGGCTGACGAGGGCATCATGCACACCATGCTGTGCTCGCTTTACATGGCCACCAGCATACCTGGCGGGCATTTCCACAAGGGCGTGCTGATGCTCGCCAGGGCGTACATGCACCCAGAATCCCTTGATGACGGCGCTTTCCTCGCTGAGGTACGGGCGTTGGCGGATGAGTACAGGTCTTTCGCCGCATCAAGGCCGGTGAGGGAAATGACTGACGGTGACTACGACCGCGCCGAGGCGGCTGACGGGATCATGCACGCCTGACAGACGGTGGATGGCTGGAGCAGGAGGGATGGAACGCTACCGTCCCTCCTATTTTCTCTTGCCGTTATAGACGCAGTGGAGCGTGAAGCGGTAGATTTTCTCCACGCCTCCCCGCTCCATGCAGAGGGTGACGACCGTCTTGCCCTGCTGTGGCTCTTTTGTCTTCTTGAATGCCATTTTGTACTCGTACGGGTCCAGAGGGCGGGCATAAGGATTGCTGACAAGGTAGGTGCTTGACACATAACGCTGTATCTTGTCGTGCGGATAGACAACATCGTCCTCCTCAGCTTTGTCTCTCTCCGACAGTATAGATTCCTCACCTGTGACAACCCTCTTCCCGTCTATCTGCGACTTGGGCCACTTCACGGTAATGGTGGAATCAGTGAGGTTCTTTATTTCCATGAAGAAGGCGTTTCGGGATGAACTCATGCTGATATCGTATGTGACACTGATACCGTCTCCCTTGAATCCCCGTCCACGCAACTCTTCTCCATCGGTGGAAAGCGACTCTTCATCCGTCGTAGTCCACCATCCTATGTCATAGACATCCCAGTACCTGGCGTTCTCTACCTGCGCCTTTGCCATGGCGGCCGCGCAAAGCGCGAAAAAAGCAATGATGATTCTCCTTTTCATAAGCTGTGTCTTTAAGTTAACAACGGCAAAAATAAGAACAAGCCGCGACATACGCCGTGGCTTGTTCCCTCTTTAACATTTCTTTAACATTCAGTCAGTCGCATCCCCGATGATTTTCCCAGCATTCCGTATGACCCTGCCCATATCCACGGGACGCACTTTGTCCTGCGCCTGTTTGTTGTATTCCGAAAGCAGAGGGCATAAATTGCATGTCACGGGCATGTGGAACGTTATGCAGTCCGCGGACTTGTCCTCGACCTCCTCTTTCTTGAACCCCATGATGTCGGAGTACTTCATCAGCAGCTCGGCCTTCTCCTTGGAGTCGTTCGGCTGGCTGAGCGCCGCCGACAGTATCATCCTCGCGGTCGCCTCCTTGCCTATCAGCTCTCCGCCATCACCTCCAGCGTCCTCCTTCTTACCTGCCTTTTCCTCATAGAGCATCTTGAACTTGTGTGATGAGGCTATGTTCTCCCTGATGGACTTGTTCATCTGCGCGGCAAGCGTGGCGTTCTCCGGGAACGCTATGACATACGCGTCCTGCTCGCAGTAACCAGCGGCCATGAGGTCAGCCATCACTATGTAGCCGACGGGCACACCGTGCACCTTCGCCTCCTGCATCTTTCCTTTCGTCAGTTCCATAAGCATTGTTTTTAGGTGAGACCATCAATCATCCTCTCATACACAGGCACGCGGTAGCAGCAGCAGTTTGGGTGAGGGTACGGCTTGTCGTAAATCTCCCTGATGTCGCTGTGGAAGCCTGTCTCGTCGTCACAGATGTCACAGGGGTAGTCGCTTCCCCTCAACTGGAAATACCCCGACACGCCGTCACGCTCGAAATCCATCGCCTGCGACCTCATCCACGCCATCTGCAAGGTTATCGCCGCCATGTTGAGCACGTTCACGCTTCCGTTGTTGGACAGACCGACCGCGCCGCTTGTCACGCCATGGAAACGTATCATCGGCGCCGTGAAGTCACCTGAGCGCCTGAACACCGCGAGGACTTCCGGGATGGTGTAGATGGAGCGGATGTACGTTCTGACCCTTGTCTGGGCCTCCGTCACACCAAGCCCCATGAATCTCATCGCCACGGCTGCGGCCTCCCAGTCGCGCAGGGTCTTCAGCAAGTAGGCGTGGAGGGTGTCGCTGAGATTCCTGTTCCCGCGTCCGAGAGACGCTATCCAGGCGGATATGAGCATCATGCGCTCGCGGTCATCCGTCGCCCTCGTGGAGTATTCGAGGATGAGGTTCAGTATATCATCCTCCAGGGCGTCCATGACCTCGGTTATCTCATCCATCATCGTCTCGCTGTAGTCCGCGGATATAGTGAATGACCTCGGGTCGGTCATGTATCTGTAGCAGATGCCGATGACGCGCATGGCGGCGAGGGCGAGAAGTTCCTCCACCCGCTCTTTGAGCGTTTCCTTGTTCCTTTCCCTTTCCAGCATGAAGTCCTTGGCGTCGGCCACGTCGTCCTCGGTTGGAGGGATGTAACGCTCAGTGTCAATTCCTATCCTGATGTCCTTTGCCATTCCTTACGCCTGTTCAATGGGTGCTGTTCCACTTGTCCCATCCGTTCCTGCCCTCGAAGTTACCAGATGAGTCCCAGACCCTACCGCTGCGATTGGGTCTTCCCGCTCCCCTTCCTGTGGCGACGGAGAACTTCTTCTTCGAGGATTGGCGCGGCTTTTCCTCATCTTCTCCGTCTGCGTTCTGAGCATCCGTCTGCGCCTCGATGACTTTCACCTGTTGCTCGGTCTGTATCTCAGCGAGGTCTTCCTGCAAATCAACGGCGTGCTCGTTCTGTATCTCGATGCGCTGTTCCTCAAGCAGGAGCTCATGCTGTTTCTCCTCGTGTTTCTCCCTCTGTATGCGCTCCCATTCCTGCGGTGTGGCGTACGGAAGCTTCTCCGATGCCGTCTGCCTTGACAGGAAACCTCCTATGACAGCCGTGTTGAGGTTCTGGGTCAGCTCGGTCACGTTCAGGTGGATATACGGCTCGATGTAATGGCGTATGTTGGTGTTGATGAACGCGAGCCTTTCCTCGCACTCGACACCGTAGCCCCATGAGAAGATGTCAACCATCTTGTCAACGCATCCGTCATACTCCTGGGCGTCAGTGAGCGCCTTCTCGTAAGCGTCGGAGTACATGATTTTCAGGCTGACGCCGGGGGTGTCGCCGGACTTCAGCTCAGGTGTCCTGACAGCGAACGACTGCTTGTAGATGCAGTCCTCCAGTTTGTCGAGCTCAGCCTTGTAGGCGTTGCTCGCGTCCTGCCTGTTGAGGAAGCCTATCTCTCCGTCGGAAGGCAATATCATAATCTTTGATGCGTAGGACATGTCGCTCGTTGTGACCTCCTGGCTTCCCTCTCCCTTCACGTACATGATGGGAAGGCCGAAGTTGTGGTTGGAATGGGCGAGGTTCGAGAACGCCAGCTCGTAGTTCTCGATGCTCTCCTGCGAGAAAGTCCAGCAGGGGCCGTTGTCGTCCCTCATGTAGGCCACTGGGATTGTGTCGAATCCATGCTTGACAGCCTCCTCAAGCTCGTACCCGTCCGTGGAGAACATCTTGAGGAAAGCCCTTTTTGCCTTGTCGAGCATTGTCACTGGATCGCCGTCGGCGACGAAACGGTAATAGTAATCATCGTCCCACACGTCAATGTACCTTTTCACCGCCACACCCATCTCGTTGTAGTTGCTGTAAGTCCTCGCGAGCAGGTTGAGCCTTCCCGTTCGGAGGTCGTAGTGCGGGTAAAGCCTGTCACCGTTGAGGAAGGAAAGCACCTTCCAGCCGAACTTACCCTTGTCGAGGAATCCGACAAAGGCACCGTCACCTGTCGCCTTGACAGACTTCGCGAGCTGGTACCACGCCACCTCCATGTTCTTGTTCGCCCATCCGTTGCGGAAATCACCGAACACGCTGGTGGTCTTCTCGTCCACTTTCTTGTCGGAAAGCTCGAACTGGATGTCGTTGCCGCAAAGGTGCGTGAGGTGCTTCGTCAGGATGATCTGCTGGTACGAGAAGGCATATCTCGGAATCTCCTGGATATACCATTTCCCGTCATCCGAGTTCTTCTGCCAGATGTCGGGGTAGATACTGCGGTCGTTGATGGAGTGCCCAGCAGGGTCGAGTTCCCGCAGGAAGTCCTCCTGGGTCACAATCTTCCGCCTGATGAAATCATGCGGTACTGGCGCGGGAGTGTCGCCTGCGGTGTACCCGTGGTCATAAGCGCCGTCGGGAAGAACCCTTGTGAAGTTTCTCTTTGTCAGCAAGTCCCTGAGCTGCTGTTTGGTCTGTATGATGTTTTCTGCCATGGTGTAATGGTTTTTTTTAATGTGTGAAACCTATCTTTCTCACAGACCTTATCCCGTTTCGTCCCTGGAGCCATCCCGGAATGACAGCCTGTGTGTGCTTGATGTCGAAAATTTCCCTCATAAACAGAGCCTCGAAGAAGTCGGGTGAATGCCCGACAAGATAGCGGCTCTTCATCTGCTCCTTATGTATGAGGCACCACCCCTTGTCCGCCTTCGACATGTCCTGCCTCACGCATTTCCTCTCGACAAGCAGGATGTCGCGCAGTGTCCTCACTTCCTTCCCCGCCTTGTATTTTCTTGCGAGCAGGGTCGGCTCGATGCTCCATTCGCCCCTGTGTGTCCGTTCTGCGAACTTATACGCGCACTGTGACTTCTTGTTGTCGTAAAGGTACTTGTCCGCATGGTCCACGGCCTCTTGGTTGTTGAACCTCACTGCTTTCGGGAAAGCGCCCTTGAACACCTGCCCCATTCCGTTCAGGTCGAAAGCGAAGTTCTCCTCCAGGACACCCCATTCCTTCAGTTTTGCGCTGACAAGCGAGACGGTTGTGTACGTGTCCCTCTGGCACACATACACGTCCGCGATGTGCCATCCTATCCAGAACCATGTCACGCAGTTGTCACCTCCGTCACCCGCCACGTCGCATGTCGCCCTCCTGATCTTGTCGCCCGTCATGTAGGCGTTCTGGAAAATCATCTCAAGGTGGAACGCCTGTATCGTGTCGTCGCCAATCCTTACCACATCCCAGTTGCCTTCCCATTCCCTCGCCCTGATCTCCGGCGGCTGGTTGAGGATGGAGGCCACGTAGTTCGGGTCATTCCTTAGGAGCGCCCTGTTGTTCTCTATCGCCGCCTTGATGAACGTCACGGACTTGATGGCGAAAGTCGTCTTGTCGTACCCGAACTCTTCGAGCGACGGGTTCCAGGCCGCGTCTATCTGCTCCTTGCATTGCTCGTAAACCTCCAGCGGAGTGTCGCCCCACACGATGTTGTCCACGCTCTCCTCCGGCATGTAGCAGTAACGTACCACCCCGTCCCTCTCGGGGATGATCAGTCCTTTCCTCTCGGGGTGTTTCTTCCCGTCTGCGTACACAGTGTCCTCCTTCCCTATCCACCAGTCGATGAATATCCTCACCCAGGAGAGGGGGTCAGGGTTGCATGTGCCGACAATACGGGAACGAAGCCCCGCGGTGTTTCGGTTTGATTTCATCAGTGTCTTGAAATACTCGAAAGGCATCTGCGTCACCTCGTCTATGCCGATGTACGAGATCTGCTGTCCCCTGTACTTGTCGTCGAAATCCTTCGGAGTCATGTCGAAATGGTCGAAGGACAAGGTGGCGCCGGAGCGGAAGTTCCACGTCATGTCATCCTTCGACCTGTTGTATGAGCCGAGGCGCGAGAACCACCTCTTGCTCTCGCTGATGATGTTGCGGAAATCATCCTTGTTCTTTCTGAAGATGACGGAGGTCGCGTTTTTGTTCTTGATGTCATACATGGACTCCATGAGCAATGTGACCGTGTTGTGGTTGATGGTCCACGCGTCCGTCATGTAGAGATGGTCGCGTCCCGTCACGGTGATGCACCTGCATTCCTGTCTGTGCTTGCTTTTCGTGATATAGAGTATCTTCTTGGTCAGCACGTCCGAGTTGGTCGGTTTTTTCGGGACCTTGGCGTTGACTTTCGTGCTTACGTGCCTGCATGGCTTGAAGAACAGCTTCCTGTCGTCTGGAGCGACGAACATCACCATCCAGTAGCCTATTTTCTCAGGGATGTCCTCAACCTGCGACACTTTCGCCCATATACCGAGCGAGCGGGCCATCTGCGCGATCTGCTCGATAAGCGTCTTGTTCGGCAGGGCGAGGTACGGATGGCATTTTCTTGTCCTCCCCTCATGGTACATGACGCCGATGAGGTACTGCCACCGCGCCTCGACGCTCGCGCTCATGTACTCGTCTGGTATTCTTGCAGGTACCTTCTCGTTCCTCTTGTACGTGAATTTCTTTCTCACCTCCCATGGTATGTAGATGTAGTAGTCGCCGTTTCTGAAGTTCTTGTGGATCTTGTGCCCCACAGCATAGAACTTCGGTGTCATAAAGGCGTTGTTCCCGATGTTCACACCCGTGGTCTCGAAAAGCCAATACCCCTTTCCACTGATATACCCGAGGACAAACGGGTCTATGGGCAAATCGGGTCGTTTCACGCTCTCGTTCATCTCCACCTCACCGCAAAGCGGGATTTCTGCGAAATTCACGCATCCGTTCCTGAGTGACAAAGGGTATGGGGCGTCAATCCTGTAGTTGTTCATGATGTCCCTCGCGGTCATCTCCCTGAATTTCTCATATTCCGAGAACCTTGCGAAGAAGCGGTGGTTGTCCATACAGGTCAACGTGGTCCCGTCGTCGAAGTGGAATACGTAAACGGTGTGAACCCCCTGTTCGTATATGGCGCTCACCTTCTGCACACCGTTGTATGGCGTGCAAATCAAGTCTCCCACCTCAAGGTCTCCCATCTTCCTGAACCCCGACGGAGTGGCTACAGGAGTGCTTGAAGTGTTGGCTTTCCCACCGCCTCGGTTTCCTCCCGTGATAAGGATATCGACATCGGCGTGAAGGTCGGCCTCTTGCGCTCCCTCGTTGGGGATGAATACATTTGTAAGAGAACCTTCATCAACCTGCTTTCGCAACATGTCAACATATTCGGACGTGTAGATGTCCCTCCCATCGGCGGTCTTTAATCCTGTTGTTTCTGTCATTTCAGAGAATAATAGTAGAAATTACTGACTTTTATAACGCAAAGATAATAATAAACTATTGAATAAAAGCAAAATAGAATAATTTTCGCAAATTTTTCAAGTAAATTATTTTTACATTCAATTTTTTTGGTATATTTGCACATGACTTTGAACGACAGGTAAAAAACTTGTTTTTAGGATTTTTAATTTTTACAGGAAATGGAGAAAGACATTCTCATTCAAGAGCTGAGAAACCGCGTTGGAGAGAACAACGCGTCAGCAATCAGTGACCAGACATTTGACAGTATCGCAGAAAGCGTGCTGGCGGCATTCGCGGACGACGGGAAAATCACCGATGACACTTGGAAACTGCCTGTTGCCGCTCTCGTTAACTTCGCAGGCCAGAAACGCGCTGATGACAAGAGGTTCACCGAGAAATACAAGGCTGAATACGAGTCGCAGCACCAGAAGGCGGTGGAAGAGAGAGTGAGCGCGGAAGTGGCGAAAGCCATTGAGGCTTACAAGAAGTCCCAAGAAGAAGGCAAGAGAGACCCCGTTGGCGAGGATGGCATTGACAAGAAAATCGACGACAAGTTCGAGGCATTCCTACAGAAGCTGACTGGAGAAGACGGTGCTATAGGCAAGCTCAACAAGGGCTTCTCCGATTTCACCAGCGCCTTCACCCAGCAGCAGAGAAAAACCGTCGTCAATGGTGTCAAGGAACGGCTCAAGGCGCATCTGAAGGCGCTGAAAGCAGACAATGACGCCTGCATCGACGACGCACTTGACTCGATAGAGTATGGTGACACACCGACTTTTGAAGGGTTGAAGCAGACAGCCATCGACGCTTACGAGAAACGCTACAAGCGTTACTACGGCGACGGCGGCAAGCCTTTCGGTGGCAAGTCAGCCGATGGCGGTGGCGGGGAAAAATCATTTGTCGCAGACAAACTGGCCAAACTGAAGGCTGAGAACGAGGCTAACGCCAGTTATTCGCAGGACTTGGAGAAAACTTTCCTGTAAAGAAGTTTCGTAAGTGGAGAACCCACGCGGACACATGAGACATTCAACTAAGTTAAACAAACACCAAAGTTTTTATGAGAACAGGAACCATTAACAATTATGTGAAGTGGAGCAAGAACTGGGGTGGTGTCCGTAAGTGCTATGAAGGCAAGCCTGCCGTTGCGGTAGGCGGTTTCTCGGTCAATCTGGCTGACATGCCCTCTGTAGGCAACGCCATGGCCGCAGGCACGCCCGTGTACGCCGACGAGGACGCGCGCACCATCGTTCCTCTCTACACTTTCAAGGTGAAATCCGTCAGTGGAAAGAATATCACGGTGGAGAAGTTCGAGACTGGAAGTGTCGCAAAGGCTGGAATGAAGCTGATTGTGGTAGGTGACGACCTCACCGCCGCTGCAGCCAGTGTCGCCACCGTCGCGTCCGTCGATACATCTGCGCCTGACGTGGACGTGCTCACTGTTGACAATGTTGCAGGCGCCACGGCTAACGCTATTCTTGCCGAGGCTGGTAGCGACAGCAAGGTCAAGGTTGTCCCCAACGGCCTTACCTACTGCGACAACGCCCTTGACGCCGATGCCTATGCGATGGACATCGACTACATCTGGAACTGCATGGAGAAGCCGGTGCTTGAGCGCCGTATGCCTCCTCTGACCGCGAGTC